ATGACATTTGAGAAATTTACAATTAAAGCACAAGAAGCTGTTCAGAGTGCGATAAACATTGCACAGCGAAATGGACAGCAGACCATTGAGCCAGTACACATATTAGCTGGTGTGATGGATAAAGGAAAGGACGTAATAAATTACGTCTTCCAGAAAATTGGTGTCAATGCACAAGCTGTAGAGACTGCCATTCAGAATGAGATAAGCCACTTACCAAAAGTATCTGGTGGTGAACCCTACCTCTCTTCTGAAACCAATCAGGTGATGCAGCGTACATTGGATATCTCGCAGAAGATGGGGGATGAATTCGTTAGTATCGAACCGATGCTGCTTGCCCTACTTGCTGTGAACTCAACCGCAAGCCGTATATTGAAAGATGCGGGTTGTACAGAGAAGGAAATGACAGCTGCTATCAATGATCTTAGACAAGGTCAGAAGGTACAGTCGCAAAGTGGTGATGAGAACTATCAGTCATTACAGAAATATGCGCGCAACCTTATCGAGGATGCACGTGCAGGAAAACTCGACCCAGTGATTGGTCGTGATGAGGAGATTCGTAGAGTATTACAGATTCTATCTCGTCGTACAAAGAATAACCCTATTCTCATTGGTGAGCCAGGTACTGGTAAGACAGCTATTGTTGAGGGGTTAGCAGAGAGAATCATTCGTGGTGATGTACCAGAAAACTTAAAGGACAAACAACTCTACTCATTGGATATGGGTGCGATGTTGGCTGGTGCTAAATATAAAGGTGAGTTCGAGGAGCGTCTTAAGAGCGTTGTTAAGGAGGTGATGCAGGCTGATGGTAACATCATTCTCTTCATTGACGAGATTCACACATTGGTTGGTGCAGGTGGTGGCGAAGGTGCCATGGATGCTGCAAACATCCTTAAACCAGCCTTAGCACGTGGCGAATTGAGAGCTATCGGTGCAACAACACTCAATGAATATCAGAAGTATTTTGAGAAAGATAAGGCGCTTGAACGTCGTTTCCAAACCGTATTAGTAGATGAACCAGACGAGTTGGATGCTATCTCTATCCTTCGTGGATTGAAGGAACGTTATGAGAACCATCACAAGGTACGTATTCAGGACGATGCTTGTATCGCAGCTGTTAAGCTTTCTGAGCGTTATATTTCAGACCGTTTCTTGCCAGATAAAGCTATCGACTTGATGGATGAGGCTGCTGCAAAACTGCGTATGGAACGTGACTCTGTACCAGAGGAGTTGGATGAAATCACTCGTAGATTGAAGCAGCTTGAGATTGAGCGTGAAGCTATTAAGCGTGAGAACGACACAGAAAAGATTGCACAACTCGACAAGGAGATCGCTGAACTCAAAGAGCAGGAACATGGGTTCCGTGCAAAGTGGGAAGGCGAACGTGGACTGGTGAATAAGATTCAGCAGGACAAACAAGAGATTGAACAGCTCAAGTATGAGGCTGACCGTGCCGAGCGTGAGGGTAATTACGAGCGTGTTGCCGAGATTAGATACTCACGACTAAAGCAATTAGAAGACGATATCAAGAACATCCAACAGCAGTTGCAAGCGACACAAGATGGGCAAGCAATGGTGCGCGAGGAGGTTACAGCAGATGATATCGCTGAGGTTGTGAGCCGTTGGACAGGTATTCCTGTCACACGAATGTTACAGAGTGAGAAGGATAAACTGCTCCACTTGGAGGATGAATTGCACAAGCGTGTCATCGGACAAGATGAAGCTATCACTGCCGTGGCAGATGCTGTTCGTCGCTCACGTGCAGGATTGCAAGATCCAAAGAAGCCTATTGCTTCCTTCATCTTCTTAGGTACAACGGGTACTGGTAAGACCGAGTTGGCAAAGGCATTGGCTGATTATCTCTTCAATGACGAGTCTATGATGACCCGAATTGATATGAGTGAGTATCAAGAGAAGTTCAGTGTAACTCGACTCATCGGTGCTCCTCCTGGATATGTAGGCTATGATGAGGGTGGTCAGTTGACTGAGGCTGTACGCCGCAAGCCTTACTCTGTCGTACTCTTTGATGAGATTGAGAAGGCACATCCAGACGTATTCAACATCCTTCTACAGGTGTTGGACGATGGTCATCTGACAGATAATAAGGGACGAACAGTGAACTTCAAGAATACGATTATCATTATGACGTCTAATCTTGGTTCACAATACATCCAGCAACAGTTTGAACATCTTAACGATACTAACCGTGAGGAGGTAATCGACAAGGCTAAAGTTGCGGTAATGGATATGCTGAAGAAGACTATTCGTCCTGAGTTCCTCAATCGTATCGACGAGACTATCATGTTCTTGCCATTGACAAAAGAGCAGATTGGTGATGTTGTTCGTCTGCAGCTCGAAAGAGTTAAGGATATGTTAGAGCCACAGGGTATTGAACTTCAGTGGACTGACCCAGCCATCAATTATCTTTCAGATGTTGGCTACGACCCAGAGTTCGGTGCGCGTCCTGTCAAGCGAGCTATCCAGCGTTACGTATTGAATGACCTCAGTAAGTCATTGCTTGCAGGTACAGTCAACCGTGACAAGCCTGTCATCATCGACAGCTTCGGAGAAGGCTTAGTATTTAGAAACTAATATAAAAAGGGAGTGTGTCATTTGGCACACTCCTTTTTTGTTTCATCGGACATTTCAAGTGATACTACTATAAATCTTTATGAGGTAAACCTCTGTTCTCCTTTAGGCTTATTCGTGACCAACATGTTTTATTATCCTTAGTGATTCTACGTGTCATAACCGTCCGCACTGTTGGTGTTCACCGTCCGCACCATTGGTGCTGAGTATCCGCACGATGATATGACATGATAAAAAGGGCTATTGTGGCTCATCCACTATGGAGAAAAGATAAGATGTACCATCACTGTGAAAACAGATCCAAACAACTTACTGTCAAGAACGAGTCCGTCTCAGAATACGCTATTTCTTACATTCATTCCAATATCCCTATTTTTCTACAAAAAGAAATATTCTAAATGAAAGTTCCTGTCACTCCTGTCACAAAAGAATAGCTTATAACCTACTGACTTATAACACGTTTACATGAAGTGTTAAAAGTGACAGCAAAATGAAATTAAAAATAATATAGTTATATCGTTACATTTCTAAAAGAGGTAACAACATTTTATTTCTCAAAGAATAACATATAGACAGAATCATTAGGCGTGCCTAATTCTTACATTAAAATAACTTTTCCCTTAGCAAAATCAATATTTCTTCTCGAGTAAAAATAATTCTATTCATAAATTTAACCTTAGTGAAAGCAATAAGAACCTTCTACTCATAGTAAAAAGAAGCAATGAAATAAAAGAGAACGGATATAAAAAGCGATGCTTTGCACTTAACTATAAAGGTGTTCAAGACTGCATATTACATACTTCTTGCCGTGTATTAAAACATAGCTTATAAACAAACTATCTATAACAAATCTTGTAAGGAGTAAATCCTTTTGATTGTGCAACACTTACAGATAGGCTTTTTATACTGCCAGAGCATCTATTAAGACCACGACAATTTTGACTTGAATGATACTTTCTCGCCTTAGGACCTGTACAGATGTAAACTGTGCCAGACTGAATTTTCGTATTACTCTTTGTAGCAGCTGTCGTCCCTCCTATCGTAGAGAACAATGCAAGTGCTATAAACGCTGATTTTACAAAATGCATAATCATAGGATATTAAAAGTTAGAAAAAGATTATAGTTACAACAAATTTAAACAGATACAAGAAGATGTAAAATGTTGGTAAGTTTATATTTCACTTTTAAAGCTATTTGTATCAACTTACACAACAGGTTTTTAAATAAAGATTTAGATAAACAAAATAGGCGGCATACCTACGTAAACACATGATACACCGCCTAATATACTATATTTCTAAGAAATTACTTCATTTCTTCAACCACTGCTTGTGCCGCAGAAAAATATGGCTTAAAATAAAGCAGTTAGACGGCTTGTGTAAGTAAACCATGTTTTCTATTGTTTTTTGTTGTTTTATTCATCTTGTTTAGTTTGATTATGGTGCAATGGAACTGATAATATAAAATCGCTTATTTGGCTGTTTATTTTCGCTCTGACGGCTTTAAATGCAAAAGATGATACCTTTATCGCAAGAAGATATTTAAAAGCTTAAAACAGCCTAATTTGAATTTTAGTTTTTTCAAGTTCTTTGCCTATCATATTTCATTCGAGTTTCTTTGAGGTACTTGGAAGCATCATCGGGATAGAGAACTTGACCCTTGATACATTCTGTTGTATAGCGGAACTTTCCTCTTGTGATTTTCCACCAATATGGAACAACTCTACTACCTTGATACCACCTGTCATACCATCCGAACTTTTAGTATTGGTCTCTGAGGTGACTGCCACATCAAAGTCTATATTGCGTACGGGAACATAACCTTTTGTTGTACCCACTTTCTCAACATTACTGCCTATAACGTGTGTAGGAACAATCCATGCTGTTGTTTGATCCTCTGTCTGCGCTTCCGTAATTCCTCCTGCAATATCAGACAAAACTTGTTTGATAAAATCCTTTAGTTCCATTGATGTATATTTTTAGTAACACTTTTTACATGCTCGCCTACCCATTGATTTTGCTTTGTTTATATCAATGCCCACAACTTCACGCGAGCATCTGTTAAGACCGCTACATTTTGCAGTTCTGTGATAAGTACTGGCTTTCGGACCTGTACATACATAAACAATTTGTGTAGTTTCTTTTACGGCTTTTTTTGCTGGTGCACTTATGCCACATAAAGTTGTAGACAACATAAATGCGATAAATACAGACTTAATAAATTGACTGTTCATATTACTCTTATTCAATATCATTTGTTTCTAATGTTGATAATTGACAAACATCTGTTTAAATTTGCTTCTTTCATATTTACATTCAATTTAAGAAATGCCTTATCCCAATTGATAGTATCAAAAAAACAGTTCCAAGACAAATACAAATAACAGCTGTGCTTTTATCAAATATCTTTTTCTTCTCAAAAACCATCAGGTATAGATAGGGTCTTGAATATAAAACTATTCCCAAAGCTACTATCCATAGAGGTGTATTAGCGACATTCCTACCTAAGCTATACCAAAAAAAGCCATCACCCTGTAGAAAAGTTCTAAACGTAGCAAATAAAAGCACAATAAGAAGCCATGAAAAAACACATGCAAAATAATAACAAATACTTTTCATGACTATATTTCATCAGATGGATTAACAAAGTTTACTGGTCCATAGCTCAAAATTGTCCAGTATTTCATTTTCCCGCCCTGTGTTTCAATTTTTGAAGTCCCAATATTTATAAAGCCATCTTCTCTATTATTGGGTGAATGACCAAAAATATAATATTTAAAACCATCTTTATCTGTACCACTCCACCTGAAATCGTATTTCCCCGAGAAAACTGTATATAATCTATCTCTCTGCAGTTTAGCGTATTCTGCTGAATTTAAATCGAAACGACTATAAAAAGATATATAATACAAATATGTTGCATTGCCTTCCACCTGAAACTCAAAATCCACATAGTCGAATCGCTCGCCTGCAAACGAAACATCATTATACGTTAACTTGTTTGGGAAAGTTTGATAGCTATCTTTTCCTCCATTGAAACGTTGATCAAGTATAGTTTTACATGCACTGTAGCGACTTCCGAACGTGACACCCGCAACGGATGGCAATCCCTGTGCCCTACCAAGGCTTACAAAAGCTAATATTAGGATAATCGTAGAAAAGAATCTTTTCATTTCTCTGTAAGTTAAGTTATTGTATTTAATTAAATTATAATTTCAAGTCACCTTGATTACTTCAACGACATACACATCAACACACGATAGACACCATACACGTCCTTCAGTCTGACTTCAAAAGGAACGTATTTCGAATTGATTGATTTGCAGGTTACGGTGTCTGGATGGTCTGATGGAAAAAGCTGTTTGATGACAGAGCCATTGCAAGTGTCTAATACATAGACACGTCCCCACTCAATGAACGCACGCTCGTTGATGCGTTTTGCAACGGCAATAGAGCCGTTGGGATATTCAGGTTCCATGCTGTCCCCTGTTATTGGAATCGCACAGTCAGCTCCTTTGATAGGAGAAACTATCTTCTCGCAGTCGTCAAACTTCACAGAAGCAACAAAATCATTCAGAGAACCTCCCTGAGCAGAGATTGGAAGCAGCGGAATGAGATGCACATCAGAGTCTGGTGCGAGTTGAGAAACTTCCATAGATGAATCATGAGCGGTAGAGTTCAGCATTTCACCTTCGCCTGTTAAAAGCCAAGTTCTATTTATACGCGGTTCCAAATTACATATCTTTAGAACTAATTGTTCACTCATAGACTTCCTTCCTGCTTTAATATCAGAAAGAAAAGACTTTCCTATTTCTATTTGCTTTGCAAAATCAGAATCGTTATATATGACCCTTTCTTTTTTTAGAAAAGAAATAACATCTATAAGTCTTTTGTTTTCAACAACTTCCATAATAACATTATTTAGAATTTGTTTAAATAGAATAAAAAGAGTACTTTTTGTTCTACTTTTTCTTTTCTTTTAGAACTTTTTGTTCTACCTTTGTACCGTAATAGTTCAGATAACTATATAATATCATAGCGATATTTAATAGCAATTGTGCAAATATAAACAATAAAAACGATAATGGCAAATAGAAAACCTATTAAATTAAAAAAGGGTTGCAAAAAAAAACTTGCAAAGATTCTCGATGTTAGCGAGCCTACTATCTATAACGCTATGCACTGGAAGTGCGACTCTGACGTACAGAACTTAGTACGTCAAAAAGCAAAAGAATTAGGTTTTATCAAACAATTCTAACGTATGCAGTCAATTCAAGTATTCAACAACCCCGCTTTTGGTAACATTCGTGTTGCTGGAACAGAAGAAAATCCGCAGTTCTGTCTTACAGATGTATGCAAGGCATTGAAGTTATCGGCAAAGGGTGTTAATCAACGACTTGGAGATGAGGTAATTTCAAATTACCCCATAACAGACAAACTTGGAAGAGAGCAGCAAGCCTTGTTCGTAAACGAAGATGGCTTATATGATGTCATTCTTGACAGTCGCAAGGCAGAAGCAAGGCAGTTTCGCAAGTGGATAACGAGCGAGGTTCTGCCAACTATCCGCAAGCATGGTGCGTACATGACTGACGATGCTCTCCAGAAGGCTATTCAGAACCCTGACTTTCTCATTCAGTTAGCAACAGAGCTTAAGAACGAAAAGCAAAAGCGATTAGTAGCTGAAAAGAAAATCCAAGAAACTCGTCCACAGGTTATCTTCGCTGATGCTGTCACGGCAAGTTCTGACTCTATTTTGGTAGGAGAGCTTGCAAAGCTCATCAAGCAGAACGGAGTGGATACAGGGCAGCGCAGACTGTTCAAGTGGCTTCGTGGTAATGGTTACTTGTGCAAGAAGACTGGCGAATGCTTCAACGAGCCTACTCAATACTCAATGGAATTGGGTCTGTTTGAAATTAAAAAGACAGTCATTCAGAAGCCAGACGGCTCTGCTATCATTAACAAGACGGTAAAAGTTACTGGTAAAGGGCAGGTTTATTTTGTGAATAAGTTTCTAAGCGGAATAGACAATGCCTAATCAATGTAAAAGTTGCCCCGATGCCTATAACAGCATCAACGGACGATACTGTAAGCTGTATAAGGCGTATGTTGAGTACGCAAATTTACCAATCTGTATAAACAAGAAATTATGAACAAATCAATCTACCTTAACTGGCGTTTTCACGTTCTATTCCTATTAGCAATGGTTACTATCTTCTTGCTGTTTTCTGACTGCGAGGATATTACAATATTCTTTGTTAGTAAGTTGATAGGCGCAATCCTTGGTTACATTTCTTTCCAATTATTTAAATATTGGAATAAAAATGAAAAGCTCAATGGCATTATGGAACTCATTGAGGAAGAAGATTAAGATAGTTATTACGTCGTAACGTGCGTCATGCGCTCTTTCTGCGCTGTGCATTTGGTTAACAACTGGGTGTATGGATTGTGGAAATAAAGAGTTTTGCTACCTATAGTTTGGTTAATAGCTGGGCGTAGGCGGGCATCAGCAGATAAGACAACGTAAACGAAGTAAACAACGCTTAAAAGATAAACTATGATGCAAATAGTATTCTCTGACAAGGTCGTTACCTACGATACATTTATGAATGACCTTGCAGCTCGTATAACATCATTTCTGCAGAATGATAAAAATGAGCCTGAGATGATAAGCCAACGACAGGCTTATAAAGTATTCGGTCGTGGTAATGTTGATAGGTGGCGTAAAAATGGGTTGATTCACCCATGTGTGCGCCCTGGGAAAAGGGAGTACTCTACACGTAGATTGAGAGAACTACAACGAACAGAACAGGACTATTTATAGATAGAAATAAATTAATTCAACAATGAAACAAATTAAAATTAAGGAAATCACTCTCCGCAACTGGAGGGGAGAAAAAGGCAGAACCACAAGGTTCAACCTTAATGCTACTACGAGTATCTGCGGAGATAATGGTCTTGGGAAGTCAAGACATTTCGATGCTTTCTGTTGGCTTCTCTTTGGTAAGGACTCTCAAGATAGAAAGGATTTTGAACTCCGCTCATATGACGAGCAGCACAACGTTCTTCATCGTTGTGAGTGCTCTGTAGAGGCTATATTGATTGTTGATAGAGAGGAATTAACTCTCAAACGCGAATACAAAGAACAGTGGGTTAAACCTCGTGGTCAAGTGGAAGAAGTATTCTCTGGCAATGTCACAGAATGCATCTGGAATGGTGTGCCTATTAAGGTAAGTGAATTTAAAACACGTGTATCTGAGAACATCATTGACGAAACAGTATTCAAGATGATTACTAATCCTCGTTATTTCACTGAGAAGATGAAATGGCAGCATCAGCGTGAACAGTTGTTGCAGATAGCTGGTGTAAAGTCAGACGAGGAAATTGCATCTAACAACGAAGACTTCAAGAAACTACTTGATGAGCTCAATGGAAAGAGCTTGTCAGACTTCCGCAAAGAAATATCGTCTACAAAAAAACGCTTGAAGACGGAGTTATCAGAAATCCAACCTCGTATCGACCAGACACAAAAGATGATGCCAGAAACCGAAGATTGGGATGCGTTGCAATCAGAGATTGATAAGGCTGAAAAAGATATTGCTGCACTCACGGAACAGGTTACAAGTATCGAGAAGCGAAACGAGGCTGAACTGGAAAAAGACAAACAGACAGCAAAAGAGATTCACGACTTGGAGATGCAGCGTATAAAGCTGGAGCAAGACGAGCTTAGCCGTATGCGAAATGAGGCTGACACTGCAAATGAAGAGCGTAGACAGATAGAACGAAAGATTAAGGAGGCTCACGAACGTCTAACACAAGTTTCTATTGACCGCAAACAGGCAGAAACACGTCGCACGCATCTTAAGCAGCAGGTGGCTGACATAGAAGTTAAATTAAACAGCCTACGTGAGAAGTGGAGAGCTATTAATGCTTCTGAATATAATGGTTCAGACATTTGTTCTTGTTGCGGTCAACGTCTACCAGAAGGTAAGATTACAGAGGATCACAATATCTTTGCTCAGATCAAGGCAGAACAACTCCGTGCAAACAACGAAGAAGGCAAGTCGCTTGCTTCGCAACGTGACTTCTTAACAGAAGAGTTGTCTACTATTGAAGCTGATGAGAAGTTTGCAGAAACTGTTAAGAGTATAGAACAGAATATATCAGAGCTATATCAACAGCTTGACACCCATCCTCTTGTACAGGCGCCTACGTCATTAGAAGTCCCAACAAACGAAATGAAAGACCTTGATTTAAAGGTAAAAGAGTTGAGAGAACTTTTGAAAAAAGCCGAAGCAGGAGAGAATCCTGTCGTTCAAATAGAGAAAGAACGAGATGCTTTATACGATTCTCTTACGGAACTTAAAACACGTATGAGTCATCGCTCTACCATTGATAAGGCAATGGGTGAAATTGCAACTCTTGAAAACAGAGGACGTGAATTAGCACAGCAGATTGCGGAACTTGAGAAACGAGAGTACACAGCTGTTAGTTTCGTTAAGAAGAGAATAGAAGACTGCGAACAGCGCATTAATGCCATGTTTAAGTCTGTCAGATTCCAGTTGTTTGATTATACGCAAGAAGGAAACGAGTTTGAAGTGTGTATTCCAATTGTAAACGGGACTCCGTATGGTGTTACTAATACAGCAGGACAAGTAAACGCAGGTCTTGATATAATCAACACCTTATGTCAGTTCTACAATATTTATGCGCCTGTATTTATCGATGGTGCAGAGAGCGTAAATCACTACATGAGCATTCAATTTCAAATGATATTATTACAGGTAACACAAGACAAACGATTAGTAATCAAATAGTTTCACGTATAAATTTAAATTGTTATGACAGAAAACAAAAACTTAATGGCAGTGCAGGCTACACCACAGACCTCTGCCGTAAATCTCTTTGACCCTCAGCAGTTCGCTGTAGTACAGCGCATGAGTTCACTTTTTGCATCTTCTGCACTCGTTCCTGACAATTATCAGATTAGCAAGGTGGGAAAAGAACAAGCAGTAGCAAACTGTGTCATTGCGCTTGACATTGCTACGCGAATTGGTGCGTCACCCCTTATGGTTATGCAGAACCTCGTTATCATATATGGTCGCCCATCTTGGTCTTCCAAATTCCTTATTTCTACTGTCAATACCTGCGGTCGCTTCGAACCACTGAAATTTGAATTCGTTGAGAAAGGTAATCTGGGTAAATTCAATTACGTTGAGTATGAGAAGAAATGGGTAAACAGTCCTAACGGCAAGTCCTATCAAAAAAACGAGGCTGTTACAAAGGAATTCGACGGCACAAATATTGAGAACATTGAATGTATTGCTTATACCACCACTAAAGGTGGAAAAGATATGTTGAAGGGCTCTCCTATTTCTCTGCGAATGGCTATCGAGGAAGGGTGGTACACTAAGAATGGGTCTAAGTGGCGTACAATGCCACGTCAGATGCTTATGTACCGAGCAGCTTCATTTTGGACGTCTGTTTATGCACCAGAGCTATCCATGGGTATGCGTACTGTTGAGGAAGTACAGGATTTCATTGACATCACAGATACAGCTGAAGATGTAACGGCTCAGGTGGAGGCTGAAAAGTTATCAGCAGCCAATCGCACGCCACTCTCATTTGAGAATGAACAAAGTGAATCTATATCAGAGCCTGTTCCTGAAGGTGTTGACCCTAACACTGGTGAGATACTTCCTGAGAATCCAAATGAGACGGCTACTTCCGCCACTCAAGAAGAACAAGCTCCTGCCTACTAAGTTATGAAACTGCACATCTTAGGTTCATCTTCCAAAGGTAACTGCTATCTCCTCCAGTCTGAAAAGACTGGGGAGGTGCTGATACTTGAATGTGGTGTTAATCTACAGGAGGTAAAGAAAGCATTAAACTTCAACTTATCTTCTATTGTTGGGTGTTGCATCACACATGAACACGGAGATCACGCAAAATATGTTTTGCAATATCTCGAAGCAAGAATACCTGTAAGGATGTCAGAAGGAACAATGCACAGAACTGTCCCAAGTGATTATACAGGCTTCTTACCATTGAAGTGTGAGTATGGTTCTCAATTCAGATTAGGCGGATTTGATATTATACCTTTCGATGTACAACATGATGCAGAAGAACCTTTGGGTTATCTTATCAGGCATGAGGAATGTGGGGTTGTCTTGTTTGCAACAGATACATATTATCTTAAATACAAGTTCTCTGGTCTAAACAATGTACTGATAGAATGTAACTATAGTTTGGAGATTCTTGACCATAACACAGATGCAGGATATATCTCCCCAGTACGTCGTGAACGTACAATAAAGTCACACATGAGTTACAACACATGTTTAGAGACATTGCAAGCTAACGGTCTATCACAAGTGAATAACATTATTCTTATTCATCTCTCCGATGCTAATAGTAATGAGCCTGAATTTGTGAAAGGGATAAAGGCTGCGACTGGTAAGAACGTTATTGCTGCACATAAAGGAATGGAAATAGAATTTAATAAAACACCATATTAATTATAAAACAATGACAAAGAACGAAATTATTTCTGAGGTTGTTTCCACAACTAACCTCACACGCTCACAAGCTACAAAAGCTTATGATGCAATTTTCAATTCTATTAAGAAGTCACTCATTAAGGGTGAGAGTGTTTCACTTCGAGGTTTTGCAACCATTAAGGTGGTTAAAACAAAGGAAAGGATATCTTACCTACATGGAAAGCAGGTTCCTATTCCAGCTTGTACCACTGCAAGGCTTAAGCTCAGTATGGAACTTAAGAAACAAATGAACCAATAGTTTTAAGACAAATAACTAAGGTATGAGAAATAGAACAAGCATTTGGTTTGAAACAAGAATCAGATATGATAAGACCATGGAAGATGGTCGGAACAAAAAGGTTACAGAACAGTACGTGGTAGAGGCTTTAAGTTTTTCTGAGGCTGAGAAACGTATTGTGGAAGAAATGTCACACTATGTAAGTGGTGAGTTTGGGGTAAAGGCTATTAAGCTTGCTGCCTATAGTGAGACTTTCTTCAGTGATATCGATACTGACGATAAGTGGTTTAAGGCAAAACTTGCTTTCATCACATTAGATGAAAAGACTGATAAGGAAAAACGTACCCCTGTAACTTATCTTGTTCAGGCTGCAAGTCTTGATAAGGCACATGCCTATGTTAAGGAAGTCATGGAGAAGACGTTGATTGATTATGATGTAATCTCTATTTTAGAGACACATTTCATTGATGTTTTTGAACATAACAACCAATAGTTCTATGACACTTGAAGAATTAGTAGCTGCGCAAGTAGCTACAAAGCGCAAGCGTCCTTCTGATGAGGAACACCGCATACAACGTTCTTGTGTGCGGTGGTTCAACCTCAAACATCAAAGCTTAAAAGGTAGGCTGTTTGCAGTACCAAATGGTGGCAAGCGTGATGCACGCACCGCTGCTAAGCTAAAAGAAGAAGGCGTTGTCGCTGGAGTTGCTGATTTAATACTCCTTGTTCCTAATCGTTTCTACGGTGCATTACTTATTGAAATGAAGACTGCTTCAGGAAGACAAAGTACTTCACAAAAAGAATGGGAACGAATCGTAACGGATAAAGGAGAATATAAATACGTAGTTTGTCACTCTCTTGACGACTTTATTAATAAAGTCGATAACTACTTAAAGTATTATTTATAATATGGGTCGTGCTATAAAACAAGGTCTTGAATATTTCCCTTTCGATATTGATTTCTTTCAAGACATCAAGATAAGGAAGCTAATACGCTATCAAGGTGGTAAAGCTATAACGGTGTATACCCTCCTACTCTGTATCATCTACCGTGATGGGTATTACACAAAGTGGGATGAAGAGTTGCCATTTGTTATCTCAGAGTTGTCTAATTACGATGAACAGTATATACAAGAGGTTATTAATTGCTGTCTGACAGTTGGACTATTCAATAAAAGTCTTTTTGATACCAATAGTATTCTTACCTCCAAAGGTATTCAAGAAAGGTATATGAATATTAATAGAACTTGTAAGCGTGGTGCCAGTGTCAATGAGTTTAGTTGCCTTGAGAAAGATGCCGAAGAAGCAATAACTCATATAAGCAAAGTAAACATCATTAATAAGGAGCCTGCATTAGAAGCACTCACCCTGGATGATGAGATAAACGAATTAAAGTCTGCTGAGGTTTGGATTGATAATCTACAAGCATTGCATCACATGACAGCTGAAGAAATAAGAGCAAAGCTTGATGAATTCAAATTACAATGTATCGCTGATGGGAAAACGAGACATGAAAACCTCTCTGATGCAAAAAGACATTTTAACAACTGGCTAAGAATCGTAAGCAATGATAAAGTTAGATCCGACAGTAAAGCTGGACGTAGAGGAAATATACTCAAAGCTGATGCAAAGAAAACGTATTCCGAAACGTTTTAGGTTACCTTACACAGCTGAACAAGTCTATACTATGTTATATGCTTCATGTAGAGCCGAGGTTGCTGCACGTATGAGGACGTTCAATGCAACTGATGAATACAAACAGCATATATGGGAAATCTCACAATGGCTGGTGTCAAACGATAGTAAATTTGGCTTATTCTTGTCTGGAAATAAGGGTAATGGAAAAACGACTATGGTGTATGCACTTAAAGCCTTATATGCTTATGTTCACTCTGATAGTACATATACACCTGAAAATAAAATGCACGAACTACCTTACGCAGGCTTTAGAATAGTCACTGCAAAAGAGTTAGTGCTACTTGCAAAAGCATATAATAACCCAACAAAGGAAAATAGTCAAGCTGTGGGAGAATACAAGTTCTTACGAAATGTAGAAGTCCTATGTATTGATGACCTTGGAGCAGAACCGCGTGAGAGTATGAACTACGGAGATATCATCACTGCTGTTACAGATATTATGATGTATCGATATCAAGAACAGTTCTGCACTATCTCAACATCAAACCTCTCAGCTAACGAAATCTCAGGTTATTATGATGAACGCTTTGCAGATAGATTAAGAGAAATGGCACATATTATAAATTTTGGAAACGAAAAATCCTTTAGAAACTAAAAACTTATGAACAACGAAATTAAAAATGATTACGCTTATTGTTTTGGCGTTGCTTGTAAACTCCGTAACCAGTGCAAGAGATACTTGCCAGACCCTCCAGACGCTCCGCTGTGGTGGGTGCCTGTTGAGTATCGAGAAGAAACTGGGAGATGTCCTCACTTTGAGGAGAATTATAAAGATTAAAACCAAAATCAATATGACACAGAAAGAAATCGAAAAAGTGACCAGCTTATTGAAGCTGAAGTATAACATCTTTCACGCTGATTTAATAACACGTGCGATACAAGATGAAGACATATCGGTAGAAGAGTTTGAAGGGGGCTGTATTACTATTAATGCAGCAGAGTTTACCAATGAAGACGAGTTCGTGCCAAGTGGATGGGAGGAAGTGTAATATGAAACAGAAAGATTTAGCAGAAGAATACGCACTCAAAGAGTATGCACGTGTGAATGGGGAAAATGACCTTATTTTTGAAGACAATAGATGTTTTACCTTTGACGACATCAAAGCAGCTTTCAACGCAGGGCGTGAGAGCGTGGTGGAGAGTTTGCCTGAATTGGGGTGGAAAGGGTATGCGCCTTTCATACATACAACTACCCCTATTGGTAGATATAACATTGACAATTTCGGAATATGGTTATTACGCTTTAATGGAAGGGAAATTCCACTCCCTGCTGGTAGTGTTTTAGAAGCAGCCAAGCAGGCAGCAAACGAACACTATAAGGAACGAATTAAACAAGCATTGGGGTTATGAAAAGAGATATATTGTTTAGAGGAATAAATTTTCAGAAAGAATGGGTTTACGGAGACCTTTTCCATTCATACGCAAATGATGATATAGCTATTGCCTACTATAGAGAAGGCAGTAAGACCCCTACATTTGATGCTATCTTTCCTGAAAGCGTTGGTCAGTACACAGGACTGACAGATAAAAATGGGGTTAAAATATTTGAGGGAGATATAATTTCTATTGGAGATCCAAATATTAAACATATTACAATGTGGCGTAATGATGGATTTTGTGCAAAGCAGATTGGCGCAAGTAGCTACATAGGTCTAACCTATTGGGCAAGCGACATAGAAGTATTGGGCAACGTAATAGATAATCCCGAATTGAAGTAAAGCGTATGGATATTAATAAATATAACGAGGCAAAAATCCTTGTAGAACGCATAAAAGCGTTAGATGTAGTTTGTGACTATGCGAAAATGCCAAAATATACTTTAGCATTTGAAAAGGATGGCTTTCACAGCTTTCCAGTAGATGAAGCTTTGAAAGATGATGTTATTAAACTCGCTAAAGCGCTTAAAGATAAACTTGAGAAAGAACTAAAGGATTTATAGTATTATGACTAAGAAGATAATGTTTTCAGATAAGTTCTGCCTTACGCTGGCAGTGCTTAGTGGAATGAAGACAATGACAAGGCGAGTACTGAAAGAGGGTATACCGCTTGGCAATTGGGAGGAAACAGCAAAGCATCTCCCTTATAAAGTTGGTGACGTTGTAGCTATAGCACAAAGCTACAATGATATTGGTAAACCGCAATACGACAAGTTTGGGAAAGGCGTTGCAGGGAATAGTAACAAGATGTTTGTGCGTGCCAACTTGATGCCTCATCACATCAGAATTACAGATGTTAAGGTGGAACGTATCCAGAGTATATCAGTTGATGATATACTGTGTGAGGGCGTTTGGCAATTTTATGACAACAAGGACTTGTTTTATGTTTCCAAAAATATAGGATATGCCCCTGACATAGCCTTCCTAAGTGCACGTGAAGCATTTTGGTATCTCATCGACAATATCAGTGGTAAAGGCACGTGGGAGAGTAACCCATGGGTAGTAGCATACAGTTTTGAATTAGTAGATTAAGGCATGGAAGATTTAAAAAGAATTGCTACAGATATTGCTTTGCATACAAATAGTGTAGTAAAGGTTTTAAATGACAAACTACGAGATTGTTACCATCAAGGCAAATCACGTGCAGGGTCAACACCCTACAAGAAAAAAGAAACGTAAAAAGAGAAAGTAGTATGAACATTAAAGGAAAGGTTCATTGTTTCTTTGAACAGTCAGGAACGTTCAAAAACGAGTTCATCAAACTCGGATATGAAGCAGAAGACTACGACATTCAGAATCAATTTGGAGAAACAGATAATGTTATCGATTTGTTCAAAGAAATAGAGAAGTGCTATGATGATGGGGAGAGGAGTTTGTTTGACAAAATAAGTGAAGATGATTTAATATTAGCTTTCTTTCCTTGTATTCACTTTTGTGATGCCAAAACACATATGTTCAAAGGAGAGCATATATCTCAAAAAAAGTGGAGCATCGCAAAGAAAATGGAATATAATATACAACAGGCATTAGAAAGAAGCAAATACTTTGATATACTATTGAAGTTAGTATATGTCTGTGCAACTTATAACTTGCGTCTTATTATTGAAAATCCATACAACCCTTCGGGTATGACTTATTTAGAAAACAACTTCTTAAGTCCTACTATAATTGACAGAAATAGAATGCTTCGTGGTGACTATTATGTAAAACCTACGGCTTATTGGTTTTTCAACTGCTCTCCTACTTATGGGAGAAGTTTTCAGAAAGATAAGATGCAAAAAATAATTATGAAAGCAAAAGGATCAGGGCAAACTGGTGTTTGTTCGTCAGAACGTTCAATGATTTCCCCTGACTATGCAAGGAACTTTATCTGTGACTTCATTATTGGAAAGGAACAGAAATACACAGAAAGATTATTATTCTAATAAAATAAAAGAACTATGGAAATAAAATTACAATGCGGTGATAAAATAACCATTCCCGAGGGTTGCAAGGCAATCGTTAAGGATGGATGTGTGGTCTTCGAGAAAGAAGAACAGACAGAGGAAAAGAAAGAAGCACAAGAGTTCAAGGAAGGGGATGTGCTTTGTAGCATCTATGATGATACAGTGTTGATATTCAAAGATGTAAGCAAATGCACCAGAGGCTACTTTGATTCTCATTATAACAATAAAGGTTTGGATAATAAACGTTGGAAGAGCGGGGCCTTTAACCACGCCACCGAAGAAGAAAAACAACTCCTCTTCGATAAGATGAAAGAGCAAGGTTTGTGCTGGAATGCAGAAGAGAAGAAAGTTGAGAAAATAAGATGGAGAGCAGAAGATGGCTATGGATATTTTTATGTTGACAGTCAAGGACGCAAAACAGCAAAAAACGAAGAATGCAAATTTGTTGATGAAGATAGATTCGCTTTTGGAAATTACTTCCGTACCATAGATCAAACTGATGAAGCTGCAAAGCGTGTTCGAGAAACGTTAATGAAGTACCACGAGGAGATAGGAGAGTAATCATGGATATTCGTGATATTAAGATTGGCGATAAAGTATGCAATCCACAAGACGGATTTCCTATGACAGTCGTGGGGCTTTATTCTACTCTGAAAGACTTGAGCAATGGCACAGTTTACCTTGACTTCGAGGAAAACGAGGGTGACATGTGGGAGGAAGAAGCAAAAGACTTGCAACCCTACCACAAAGTTTAATTATAAATCAAAATAAGATTATGCAAACAACAGTATTAAAAGAAGTGATTGCGTTCCTATTTGGGCGCAAGTATTATGCTAACATAGTAGCAACAAAAGGAACAGACAAGACAGAAATTTGTTCGTACATATTCACCAGCAAAGAAGAAGCAGACAAGCATCGTGACGGATTAGAGACGACACGGTCTTTCATCTTTATTGAAACAATATCGTTCCGCTCCCGCAAAGAGTATTAAAAGATAAACCGCACATAACCTTTAAGTGTAATATATTTGCACTATGATGATGAATATTCTCAAAAAGATACAGAACTGGTATTGGTCGCTCAGGTTATATGTAATCGTAGACCCTGCAGACAATTCTGTAACACTATCTAAAAAGCTTTTCAGCCATATCCGTAAGTATTCGGATACGGCTGACAAAGCCGTTGTATTCGTATTTCGTGTGTCTGACAGTGGATTGTTTGCTTTTATGCTTAATCCAAATATTGAGAAGCCTACACAGATTTGTGATATACAATACAACGAGAAGTACAAGTGTATAGGTTTCGAAACACTCAATCCGTCTGTTGGACGTATCCTTTATGATTACAACTTGCCTGCTGAAAGCAAATGCAAGTTGTCGGTATCAGTAAAAGAAACTAACAACAAACTATATTATCAGATAGAAAAGCCGTCTAAACATGAATAAAGAGATAAAGTATAACGGACTATCAACAGTTCCACCTGACAATACTTGTCAAGATGGAGACTCTACTATGTTGTTGAACCTCATTCCTGAAGATGGTGCGTTAAAACCTGTATCGGCGCCAAAAGTGGTGTTCAATCTTAGCGAAAACCACAGTGTTGTATATGTGCATAAGGCTACAACCTATACACATTATATTATCATTAATACTGCTAACAAGAAACTGCTGTGGACTATAGACGGTAGCAACTTCACTGACTTGTATAGTATAGGTGACAAAGAATTGTATCAAGTAGTGGGAGTAGGTAATACGCTTATAGCTCTTACCAATGAAGGTATGTTTTACTTCCTTTGGAAAGGTGACACTTCTGGTTATCTATTCCTTGGCAATGATATTCCAGAATTACCTATTTCTTTTGGATTGCAGGGTGAGATGCAGCGTACTGATGAGTTTACCCTTGAGTTTGATAACCTTAGCTGGGAAACAAAGACAAAGGAGAATGGGTACAGTTACAGTAGCTACAATGAGTTCTCCGATGAAAACAAGAAAAAAATAACATCACAAGTGTTGGCTAAAGTAAACAAATTCATAGCTGACAGGTCAACTAATAAAGGTAAATTCATATTTCCTTTTCTTGTACGTTATGCCTATCGCTTGTATGATGGAAGCCTCATTAGACACTCTGCTCCTGTTCTCATGGTCTGCTCTACAAGTTGCGCTCCTATTGTCATGTGGCGACATCTGTACGGTAAGAATGGTTTAAACAGGGCTGATGTTCGTGTCGTTGGTATGTTGCACTCGTTAGACTATGCCGTTGTAAAGCAGAGTAATTTAGACTTGTTGAAAGGCTGGGCTGACATCGTTAAATCTGTAGACATCTTTGTTTCAAAGCCAATATACACCTACGATCAAAACGGAGAATGCGATAAGTTCTTCAATTATGACGAGTACGGAGATGAGGCATGGGGATATAGCATTTGCAAGCATACCAATCAGGCTGCTGACACTACAAAATATCCTGTTCGTTATCAGAAGAAAGACATGGGTTACCTTTATCAAATGACATTTGATAAAGATAATCTCGGTACACGTCCAGGTGGTGTACTTGGACTTCCTCGCAAAGACTCTTCGACGGTAAAGGAAGATATTCGTAACTGTTCAAACTTCTACTTTCTCGAAAGTATCAAGATAGAACAGCTTACTACAACACGCACGCTTCTTAATATAGAGGAAGACTATTTGCAATCTCTGGTCAATAGAGAGGTTATGACCGATGATTATGACAGCCACGACAAGATTATACCCAAGTATGCCTTTGGTTATAATGCTCGAGTTAATCTTGCTAATATCAGAAAGAGACTTTTTGAGGGATTTAATGCTGGAGCAATGTTGCCATTTACTGATGGATATATAAAGCATTGGTCTGACGCAGAATCTACAATGTTAGATAGGAAAATATCAATTTCCGTATATGTATATATCAAACAGGATGGAAAAGATATTGTCGTAAATGGTACAGCAGGAGTGTTTGGAGTAAATAATCCAGTGCTATTCATTTACTATCCAAATGCAAATGCTTACAAGGCGGTCGTTAATTCTTGGGATTACTTTGGCACTTTTTACGAAGTGCCACTTGAACGGCATGCCTTTCTTAATGGCGCTTTCTACTATGGCGGTTGGAATGATTTAGAGAAGCGAACATATAATTCGCCAACTACTTCCAGCGAAGAAGAACGGACGATTGAAATTCCTAATAAGATATACACTTCCGAAGTAAATAATCCTTTCTATTTTCCTGTTACAGGCATTAATACTATCGGGACAGGTAAGATATTGGGTATATCGACTGCTGCAAAAGCACTATCACAGGGTCAGTTCGGACAGTTCCCACTATATGCTTTCACAGATGAGGGTGTGTGGGCATTGGAGGTAAACTCGTCAGGTGGCTACTCTGCCAAACAACCTATCACACGTGACGTATGTCTGTCATCGAAAAGTATCACGCAAATTGATTCTGCTGTTCTATTTACAACTGATAGAGGTATAATGCTTCTGCAAGGTTCACAAACAATGTGTATCTCTGACGTTCTCAATGGAGAGAACGCTGTACCAATAACTGTGTTACCTAAGATTGATAAAATCTTAGAACATGCAGACTTGTCGAAAGGTACTCTAAGGATATTACCTTTTATGGATTTTGTTTGTGATTGTCGAATGATATATGACTATGAGCATCAACGAATCATCGCTTACAACACCAGCAAAGAGTATAACTGCAATTATGCTTATATATTCTCACTAAAGTCAAAACAGTGGGGAATGATGCAATCCAATATTGCAGATAATGTAAACTCCTACCCTGATGCATTTGCTGTACTTAATGATGGCAGTCTTGTTAATTTCTCTGATGAAACCGACGAGGTTTATAAGAGTATTGTTGTGTCACGCCCAATAAGACTTGATGCTTATGACATTCATAAGTCTGTTGACACCATCATACAGCGTGGCGTATTTAAGAAAGGACATGTCAAGTCTATTCTCTATGCCTCTAATGATTTATACAACTGGGTTCCTGTATGGTCATCTATAGACCATTACTTACGTGGATTTAGGGGAACACCTTATAAATACATTCGTATAGTGCTACTTGCTAATCTTTCAAGTAATGAAGGAATTACTGGTTGCTCGGTGCAATTCACACCGCGATTAACCAACCAGCCGAGATAGTTTAGGTTTTTAGTTTATAGGTTAAGATTGATTTTTACGAAAAGGGCAGTTCTACGTGATGTAGCGCTGCCCTTGATTATTACCATGGTTTTAACTTCCTCCGAACTCTACCCATTCTCGACATAAGAGATGTGCGTATTTTTATTTTTGTATCTCTCAACTTACTTTCCCAACGCTCTGCACTTTGTGGAAATGTTATACTCAACCAATCTGACAGGACACTACACACAAGAAACTCGTGTATGTACTCTTCCAACATCTTAACGGTTGTCATAGAAAAGTTTTGAGGGAGCGTAAGTTTAATAGTGTATGTATCTGGCTCTTGCAAGACATCATCAAGCACTTCTTCTGTGTCGGGTAATACTTCTTTTGCGTATGGGTATAGTAATTCCACGCATTCTGCATGAGCTAAGTTAAGAATGCGAGTAACACGATCTATATTGCCGTCTTGAACAATGTCAAACACTTGATGTTTGGCGTGTTCTGTATCTTGTGGCATAATATCAGCCTCAACAAAAGAATAGTTGCTGGCGTCATATAGCAGTTCCTTGCGTTTAAAAGTCAGCGTTACAACTTTTTTTTGCTGTTCTGATTCATACTGTTTACAACAATTCATAAGCGTCTTTACTTAATAGGTTGGGCGTGTTGGTCGACTCCGCTTATATAGCGCACGCTTTACATTCTCAAGGCTAACTGTTGAATGCCCTGCATACACCTCTGCGTCTTCTTTGTTAGTAATCGCAAACCAATCTGCAAGTGTCATATCAACTAAATAAGAATGTATGCCATTACCAAGGCTATCTGCAGAAGCGTTATTATAATTTGAAGGTAACTTAAAAGCCAGAGTCAATTGTCCATTATTATCAATTTCGCTAATCATACGATTGTTACTCGTACTTCTATCTTCGTAGAGATATTCTCCTAAAAGACTTTTTAGAGAAGAGAAAGCGTTGGCAAGCGAACGACGTATCTGATAACTGTTCTCATCATCATCACTTGCTTGCATATTAGATGCTGCCTGATAGGGTTTCTTCCCTTCTGCTTCTCTTGCTTGTCCTGTCAGATAAGCTTTGTTTTGAACATCATATATAAGCTCTCTAACTTCTTCGGTGACCGTTAGGTCTTTCTTGTTTTCTGCCATATATTTTATTTTTAATATAATTAATCGTATGTTGGGCGTACTGGTTTCTTTTTGTAATAGGCTTTACACATAACATCTTCCATATCTGTAGCCGCTGATGTTGCATATCCTTCTGCTTCATTCTTATTTGTGAATATATACCACTTACTTGTTATATTCATAACAAAGAAACTAAACAAACTACGCTGCATACTTTCCTTGAGATTATCATCAAAGGAATTGGAAACCTCGAGTTCTAATATGTATTCATCATTCTCTTCACGCTCAGAGCTTAGTAGCTTTTTTAGACTACCAGCAATCATATTCTTACTCTCATTCCAGAAGCGTTCGAGCATTGTCTTATCCTCATCAGTTGTAAAAATACGATCGTACGCATCTTCGTCATTATCCATCTTTGCACCTGTATATGAGGTGGTCTTTGCGACTTCTTGATAAACTTCGTTTTTGATAACTTTAAAAACAACCGTTTTCATACTTCTACCATCTGAATATGTTATAATTAACTCCTATTCCTATATAAGGCTGTAGAACTTTACCATTGCTCCCATAGCCAATTTGCAAGCCTATACCCCAACGTTTTGGTTTTTCTCGTATATAGTTATTGATAACTTGCGTCTTCTTATAAACAAATATACTATCAAGTTGAGGCTCATATCCACTTACCCACGCTTTATAGGTACTATCTTCGTACACCTTCTGAGTAATAGGAATAACAACCGCTGCACTGTCACTCCCTGCTTGTTCTACAGATTGAGACAAAAGACCATCGTTGTTATCATATCCTTTAGAAACTTTGCTCACAACAGGCAAAATGACCGTTCTGTACCTTACGATAAGACTATCCTTGGGAATAGGTTTATAATAAGGTATTGTGTCGTTATAGATAACCGTGTCCCTTACCACATCGTAAGTGGGAGTAGATGATTTTATAGGCTTATAGATTAGCGCGTAGCAAAGAATAACTATTGCGCTAATCACAAGTATTATTGTAAAAATATCCCTATTCTTCATGTCTACAAATTTGAATACTCTTCTTTCGCATTAAAACACGGACAAGCTTTCATCCATTCGTTAGATGTTATCTTTCCATCTTTATTCAAGTCTGGAGAGAAATCCCTATGACCCTGAATAACCGCTGTAGGGTACTTCTTGTGTAGCATCTTCAACAGCGAGCGTAGACTTGCTTTCTGTGCGTCTGTGCGGTTATCAATGGGTTTACCATTAGTATCTATGCCACCAATATAAGCGACATTGATAGTTTCTGAGTTGTAACCTCTTACACCGTTACTTACTTTTTCTTCATCAAGTAGCTGGCCAATCTTGCCGTCTGGCGACACCACGTAATGGTAGCCAGGATTAACCCACCCCTTGCGTTTGAATTCCTGCTTTAATCCCTCAATCGTCATAGACTGATGGCTTGCGGTGCAGTGAACCGCAATGTATTTTATATTTCTCATATTACGTTAATCAAATTTGGGTTTATTGTCGTTAATATCGACGTGAGACGTTTTGAGATACTCGCTAAGAAAAGGAACTTTGTCAACCACTTTCAAAGTGAGAACATAGTAAACGAAACCTGCCACTTTCCACATTGTAGTATGCTCAATGAGCATCATCCTCCAGTTACGAACGATATTGGTTGAGTAAAACCAAATCGCTACACCGCATAACGCCTTGACAACACCTAAAGTTTCCTCGCCTGCATGGAGGAAATAGCCTGTAATGAAGATAGAAGCAGTCATGACAAAGAACAACGTACAGTGGTAGAAGAAGACCATTGACTTCTTTAGATTCCACCGTTCACCATGTTTCAGTCCTGCTACTACTCCAAAGATGTAATTCAGTGTGAAGACTATCAACATTGCATACATGAAATCACGTATCGGGAAAAAAAGACTTAGCATACCGCTAATGATACTACACATAACGTATTTAAACTGTTCAAGGTAATTCATAATATAACTAAATTTACTAATGTTCTTACTCCGAAGCCTATAGCTATACCTCCGACTGTCAGCCCCCAATCGATGATGTCTGCCTTTCCGCCCCACATTCTATCTTTAAGTTCAAGTGCAGTTGCTACTCCTATACCTGCGTATGCTGCGCAATACAAGCCATTAGCACCAGCACCGATGAGTACACCACCTATTAGATGTTTGTACCTATTACTTTCTTTAAGCCATTTAATTACTTTCTTCATCTTGTTTACATTAATCGCTATAATACGCTACCACCACTATCTTCAATAGAGGCATCAAAATTAAAATCCACTTTACACCTCGTAATGTGACTTAATATAAGCAGCGACTACTTTCGCCATCATATCATGCGTTATCTGTGTAGGATGAGCGTTGTGCTTCCCTGTCCCACGCCCCTCTTCTCTCCAATACTCGAAATTAACATCCATGTGAGGGTTAATTCCTAACTCCTTAGAGAAGTCAAGTATAGGTATGCTGTAATATTCTGCAACCTCCTGCATTGCTGCGGTCCATTTCTCCCAATTAGGCTTAACATCATAGTAAGGGTATATCATGCAGAACAACCGCTTACCTGCTGATGGAGGGAAGCGGCTTATAAAGCCTTTCCACATTGTATGTAGGTCCTTGTAGAAGCCGCTGCTACCATCTTTATTTCCAAGAGAATACTCACGATAGAAATCGTTAATCCCTATCATTACACCTACGATGTCTTCATCTGTCGAGACAACAGTATAGTCTTTCGACCAAACACGTGGAGCGGCTCCTCCTACGCTTGCAGAGGACACTCCATAATTTGTCGTCTGGCAGCCGAGCAATCTTCCTACTTGGTCAGGAAAAGCGTCAAGTCTTGCACCCCCGTCTTGATTTAACCCATAGGTTATAGAGTCTCCACAGAATGCAAGTCGCTTTGACTTTAATGGCGACACAACCCCTGCACTTTCTAACTGCTCTTTCAGTTCCTTGTGATTGACGACATCAATAGAACTCATCAAGAATATAAGAGGAATCTTCTTCTCCTTGTCTGATTGATATGATGTAATGCGCACATATTTAGCACCTTCAGGAATATCAATATATCCTGTTTCGTAAACATCGCCAGCTTTTGCAGCGTCGGCAAAAACAGAATATCCAGCAATCTTCTTCTTATCTGAATTATAGATAACGCTTCCGTAAGTCTTGCTATATCCTTGATACCCAAGATTAATCTTGACTGCACCCTCTGGTATCTCGATGAAGTCTGACACAGCGAAAGTGTTATATCCATTCGAAGCAAAAGAACCGTCTGAAACGTTGACACCACCTGTATTGTACCTGATGCTATTAGTATAATCTTGTAAAAACAGATTTTTGACAGACTCTTTTAAATCGGAAATCTTGCCGTCCAGATTAGTGGCTTTTTCATTAACCGTAATCTTTTTGACCAATGTTAAAGACGGCTTAACGCTCGCATACCCCGTCAGTTTGATGTATGCAGCGTTTGCAGGCAAGTCAACCGCAGCAGTATTCCAAGTTAATGGGGCTCCGTTTTCCTCAACACCAAACTTTTGAATGATACCTCCATCTGCATCACATATCAGAGATGCCAACACGGCAGAATATGCCTGATACTGAAACTCTACTCTCGAATATCCGATAACAGATAACTGTGTACACACGAAATCTTCACTTAGATATACATTCCCATTAGATTTTAACCAACCTCCATTGTTCCAAATAAGCGAAGCAGGATTAACAGAAGTACGTTCTTCCACTTTTCCTTGCGCATTAGCCTTAATTGCAGCGGTCACTGCTGCCTGCGACATCACAGAAGTCGCACTATCGCCAAGTTCCTGCGCAATAGGTAGGTTTTTCACCATATCTTCAATGGCTTTCTTAGCCTCATTTACCTTGTTCTTTGCATCATCAATAGCTTGCTGCAAAGCACCGTTGGCGTCATCAAGCGTTGGTGTGCCACCAGATTCCCCAGTTGCAACCCACTCCCCTCCATCACCTACATAGATAGGGCTTGGCAATGATTTACCAACAATTGCCCACCAACCATCGTGAGGACGTGGGTACGCTTCACGCAGTTTTTCTGCAGTAGTAAAGATACCCTTATTGGAGCCCTTGATATTCTTTGCATCAAGCCAGCCGTCTATAACAAAAGTACCTTTAACTCGTCCACCACCTTGTATAGTGAGACTTCCTCCTATAGAAGTATTGCGACCAACAGATACGTCGCCATCTAATTGTGTTGTCTTTACAGAAGTCATATTAATGCTGATTTTGCTAAATCTGACAATGCTTTGCTTAAATCAGCATTGCCATAAGTTGTTAATACTAATGACGCTATGGTGTAAACTACAGCTTGGTAGCAGCGTTCGCAAATCTCGATACCATCATCTTCATCTATTACTGGATAAGGGAGATAGACAGCCCTACTAACCATAGCGTTCTCACTCTTGCAAGAATAAAATTCCAAAGCCTTACCTTCTGGACGAATAGCGATTGCACATACAGGTTTCTGAGGAGTACCACGTATGCCCTTAAAGCGGCTACTTTGCTTTTTGTATTCTGCATCGTCCTCACTGATAGCATGGTATACAGCGCGCTCCCAGTCATCCATTTGGAATACTACAAGACGCATGAAGTTCTCAGGAAGCAGACACCAACCACTTTCAAGCTCCTTCCAATAAATCGCGTCTCCAAAGTTGTTACCTCCATCAAGTAGGTATGCAGGTGCCGTGCTATGTATTCTTTTTACCGCGTCTGTAACCTTTGATTTGATGATATCGTTTAAGGAAAGAGTGTCCACATCATCAAAGCCTATCAGTGTGTCACTGGACATATTTTGGTCTATTGCTATGCGAACATCTTTTGCTATTTCATCAAGACGATATACTTTCATTGCGTAGAGATGTTACTTTTCCAAACCCTCGAATTCAATGTTATTAGCCTTTGCAACTTCGAGGATAGTCTTAAGGCTGCGGAGTGACGTACGACTAATGCCCAATGTGTCTGCGAGATAGTTCTTGGCTTCTCCCAAGTCGTTCACTGTAACCTTCTGGATATTGCCGTCCTCACTCTCTTTAACAGAGGTATACTCTTCATTAGCAGTCTCTGATGTATTCTTAGGTTCCTCAACATGGTCAAGGGTGAATAAATCTCCAAAACGATAGTGTCGTTCGATAGCTTTCTGCAATTCTTCACTATCAGTTGAAAAAACGCTGCCACCATTTGAGAGTGCAATAAAAGATAAATGCATGCTTTCTCCACCATCAAGAGTAACGTTAATTGCGATATGCGAATCTGATATATAATGCTTCATGTCTTTATAAATAAAAAGGGATGGGATGTACGAGAATCCCACCCCTTAGTGTTATTAATTGTTATTTGGTGTTAGGCGTGTGCAAGCTTCATACGTGCATGTGCTTTAGCATAGCGCAAGTATAGACAACTGACCTCCTGGATAACTACAGCGTCGGTGTTACGAACACCTGCTTTCTTTAAGTCAAGAATATTACGACCCCAAGAGATGTGTGTTTTCTTAGACAAATATTCTGGATCAAGAGCGAAGCCACAATCACTCATACCATTAACATCAAACAACTCATGATGAACTGTAAGAACCTCTCCAAAGTCTGTATCCCATGACTTAAACTTCAAGTTCCAAACCTCAACGGTGTCCTTCAGACGGAACTTGTCACTCTTAATCTTAGAGAATGCAGAAAGCATGTCTGAACCGCAGAGGAGAATCTTACGTTTGTTTCCAATACCAGAACCAACAAACAAATCCTTGGTGATATCGACAAGGTCTTCATCTGAAATAACTGTACAATTCTTTGCTGCATCCCACTTTCCAACCTCGATATCCTTTCCTGCCATCCACCAGATTCCACCAGTGAACCAAGTATTCATACCCTCCTTAGCGACATGGTTGATAACATTCTTAACACCAAATAGATAAGAGTTCTCCATTGCAAGGCGCATGTCGTAGATACCATCCTCTTCCAAGTCAGAGAAGTCCCAGTTCACCTCCTTTGATGCGATTTTATCAAAGGTTGACTCTTCTATTTGAATCATAAAGTTCTGACAGTACTGAGTTTCTGGCGTTGGGACATTATTGAAACGTCCAGTCTGAACATCCAACTCAGCACAAGCCTTACCCATTCTTACAAGCGTAGCACCACTCTTAATCTCTGGGACAAAGATTGGCTGCTTAGAGGTTTTATCCATAGAGCCATTTACAGCATACACTGTAGGTACATTTGTAGAAGCATCCTTACCACATACACACAGCACAAGGTCAGGAATATTACTACCTGTATACGCCTTACCTGTATTAGGGTCTGTTACACCCTTAACACCAACTACACGGATAGTATCGTCGAGTGTAAACATATTGGTGTCGCTCACAGGAAGTGATGTGCTGGCACCACTGGCCATAGCCTCAACCTTCTTTGTAGTAGTACACTTAATTTCACGTGTTCCAACAGAATAATACTTAACCACAAATGAGTTACAAGAACTTGATTTTGCAAAGCGGCTAATCTGGTCTACTGGCGTAGCCATAGGGCGAATCTTAATGATACGCTGGTCTACGTCGTTCATGTAGAAGTTTTCGTCACCATCTGTACGTCCCTGTGTTTCTGTTGCAATACCATCAGTGCCACCAGTGCCCTCTGCTCCTGCATTTGTTTTTCCTGCATCTGGAAGTGCGGAGGCATTAGCCATCAGTACTCCGTTTGACGCTCCCATCACAATAGCCAACAATGTTAGCATAATGCGACAGAGAAAACTCGAACTTTTCTTAATTTTCTTCATTCTTCTTTTGTTTTGAATTATTAATAGTAAAAATTGTACTTACTTATAGGCTGTACGTTTTTCGCCACCTCGCTCCCAAATAGACTGAGCTCCGTCGTAGCGACTGATAGCACCAAGTTCTGGCAATTGTCGTTTAGAGCCACCACCTCCGTTCTTGCCACTGAGATTAGCAGTACCATCATTGTGGGACTTTTTGCGTAATTTCTCATCAATCTTTGCATTACGTCCTCGAACTTCGCCTTCATGTGCAGCTTCCTCAACATTAGCATCGTGATTGATAGCCTTAGAAGCCATCTCAATACTCTCACGTGAGAACTTACCAAGAATTCCATCTTTCATGATGTTAACAAGGAATTCCATTATCTCGTCAACCTGCTCATCACTCCATCCCTTTTCATCTTGAATCGACTTAATAGTGGAAAGAGTTTCTGCAATATTCTTTTGATACAGTTCGTCAAAATCTTTCTCTTTGGCAACACGTTCTGCATACTCTTGACTTGCTTTTGCAAGTTCTTCCTGCTTATCAGGGTCTTTAAGTTCTTCTACAAAGTCGTCTCCGAACATACGTACCAATTCTATGGCAGGGTTGCCACCCTTACGCCAATTGGTGAGGAAAGAAGCACTGCGAGGGTCACTTGTAAAAAGGTCTGAGAAAGCCTTTTCACGCTCCTTATAGCCATTAATTTCCTTCTCGTATCCATCGTAGTCGTCCCCGATTTGACCATATAAAGCCTCTTCGTCGTCAAAGTTATGATCAGGATACTTCTTACTCATCCTTTCTCTAAACTTATCACGATTACTCTTAACTGTTGGATTTTCAGCCATAATCTTATATCTCTAAATTTATGATGGTTGTTTTAATGCAAAAATAGGATACAATTATTATATAAATCGTTTAAGTTTTTACGTTCTTTTTTTGTAACTTTGGAACATAGATAAAACCGTTATGAAACATCGAGGTTCCACTATGGAATATGCTGAAGAGCGCATGAACGATATAATGAGACTATATAATGAGCATATATCTTCATGCGAATATATCAGTATTCCACACATTTGCGAACTGATATCCAATATGCCTTCACGGAGGTTTTGGGTATCAGAAATTTGGGCAAGCAAAATAGTAATGGCAATTATAAAAGGTAAACACCCTTATTATAAGATGCGCCCACTAAAATGTGAAATGTTTCAAGAAATACACAAACGTGTTGTTGAACTTAAAACAAAGAACCCTCATTGGTCGATTAATAAGTGTTGTGAGATAGTTGTAGCACAGCCTGCCCCTAAATTCTATTTAAGTGCTGGCAGTATTAGAATTATGATATGCAAAGAGAGAAAGAAAAGATACGAAGAAAGAAAGAAAAGGTTACGTCATTGCTTTTAGCAGTAATAGCTTTATCCTTATTGAAGCTTTCTGACTTGCACGAGGTTGGCATCTATGCAGGATGTTCGTGGGTGGGGAGAGTTCTCTACCCTTTCTTTCATTCGGGTATCATACACGCTACCCTTAACGCTTGGTGCCTTATCAGTTTAGTTTTTATCTACAATATCAGATTACAAAGGCTAATACTTGCGTATATTATTGCCGTAACATTCCCAATAGAAACACTTTCTCAAGTATTACCTATTTCTACATTACCAACTGTGGGACTATCTGGAGTTGTTTTTTTTCTCTTCGGTTCTATTTCGTTAGAAGTGCGTAGGAAATTGTACTATCAAGCATGGATGGTGTTCTATCTTATTGTCGGTTTTGTATTCCCATACACAAATAGCTGGCTCCATCTGTATTGCTATTTATGTGGCATATTATCATCTCTTCTTAACTATCCGATTGTAATATGCAGAAAGAAGTAATCAACATATTAAAAGAGGATGACAAACGTAATGCTGACGTTTACCAAAAGTTTGACCCTATCAGCGGTATAGGGTCTATTGGAGAACGTGTTGAAGTACGTATAGATGGTTTCCCATTAGAAACACAGTATATTCCTGTTGAAATGCTTAGCATTCCATTGGTAAAACTGCTAATAAGCTGTGGAAGTATAATAAAATTCCTAACAGAAGAATTAGAAGTAGAATATTCTGAGGAAGATCGTCTTAAGGTTATAGAACAATTTGTGCGATTAAGATGCCGCTATGACTTTGCTTTTTGGGCTGCATTATATGTCTTTATTAAAAACAAAGGTGGTGGAGAAGATGTGTTGTTTCGACTCACACGGCCTCAAAGGAAGTTCGTAGAACGACTTGAAAAGTTACGCAAAGCCAACAAGCCTATACGAATAGTTCTACTAAAGGCACGACAATGGGGCGGTTCTACAACTTCTCAGTTGTATATGGCATGGCTTCAGCTCATTCACAAGGTAGGTCTTAACTCACTAATCATCGCTCATCAAGGTGCTGGTTCTGATGAAATCAAGGATATGTTTGACCGTATGATTAAAGCTTATCCTATAACTATGCTTTATAAACTGGGTGAAACCTACAATGAAAATGAATCTAAGTTAGTAGGTGTAGGACACTCTGGTTCTATTCATCGTGTACCACAACGTAACTGTAAAATAAAAATTGGAACAGCTGAACGTCCTGACTCTTGCCGTGGTGGAGATTACAACCTTGTACATCTTTCCGAGGTGGGACTATGGAAAACTACAGATGGAAAGAAGCCTGAGGATATTGTACGCTCAGCATGCTCCGGAATCTTATTGAAGCCGTATACGATGATTGTTTACGAGAGTACAGCAAACGGTACAGGAAACTTCTTTCAGCGAGAATATGACGCGGCAAAACGTGGAACTTCACAGTTTGAAGCAATGTTTGTTTCTTGGTTTGACATAGAGCAGTATTCTTTGGCTTTTGAAGACAATGACGCAAAAGCAGATTTTGCTGTATGGCTATGGAAGAATCGTACTAATGGTAGTGCTTCATCGGCACGTGCTGAAAGTGGAAAGTACCTGTGGTGGTTGTGGGAGCAGGGCGCAACGTTAGAAGCAATTAACTGGTATGTACAAGAGCGTGCTAAATATAATGAACATGCCCCAATGGCATCTGAATATCCATCTGATGATGTTGAGGCTTTTGTACATTCGGGTGAACGTGTCTTCGATAAGTATAAAGTTGATGAGTTCAGAGCATCATGCAAACCGCCTAAGTATATTGGAGATGTTTATGCGGATGGAGACTCTGGGAAAGACGCCCTCAAAAATCTTCGCTTTGCAGAAGACACGCAAGGGTTACTATGGATTTGGGATTTACCAGAGATTGATGACAAAGAGATTGTTACAAATAGGTATCTTACAATAGTTGATATTGGTGGACGCTCGAAAAAAGCCGACTGGTCTGTTATATTAGTAATTGACCGTCTGTTTATGTTAGATGGAGATAGACCAGAAGTTGTTGCGCAATGGTACGGACACATTGACATGGATATACTTGCTTGGAAAGCTGCACAAATAGCAGCATTCTATGATAACTCCTTACTTGTTATTGAGAGTAACACACTTGAGACACATGACAAGGAAAGACAAGTAGACGGAGATTTATCGCACTTTATTCTTAATCAGATTAAAGATGTCTATCCAAATCTCTATGCACGTAAACAGACAGAAGACGAGATTAGGGAAGGTCTGCCACGTAAGTATGGTTTCCACACCAATGTTGCAACTAAGCCAATGATTATATCAACTTTGATAAAGGTTGTACGTGAACATTTGTACACAGAACGTGACGAACGCTGCTTAGACGAATATGTGGTTTATGAGAAAAAGCAGAATGGAGCCTTTGGTGCTATTATTGGTAAGCATGACGACTTATTAATGACACGTGCTATTGGTCTTCATATATGTTTCTTTGAAATGCCTATACCAACTATTGTGATGCGTGTCAATATGCGTGTCCCCAAGAAGAAGAAAGCAGTATCAGCTGCAACAATATAAGTTTAATTTAATATATAATAAGATGATGAATGTTTTTAAAAAATTGAAAGCTTATCTTCGCTATCGTGAAGCGGTAAGAAAGGCGAATGAGGCACATGAGAGAACTGGTGAACGTTATTATGTTATGCCAGCGTCAGGTACAAAGAAAGCACTCCTTGTCATGGATAGATTTAACTTCCGTCGACTAAAACACAAAGGTTATATCACCAATAAGGCTTTTGTTGCTGACCTTGAAAGAGAGTGCTTTTATGCAACACCATATAGAAATGGGACAGCAGAAATGCCAGCCTCTGTTATTGAATTGAAGAAGCAACAGTATTACTCTTGGTGCAATGGGAAGATACAACGTAAGACAAAAACAAAGTCTTGACGGCATTGCCACTCTTACCAATGACCCTTTAGCGGTAGAGAATATTCAAAAGAATGTAAATAAGAAAAGATAAACAAAAGGCGTAGGATTATCCCCACGCCTTTTGTTATGAAGCTTGTAACGCTTGATGCAGTTGGTCTACAGCTTGCATATTAGATCCTTGTTGCGCTTTTTGCATAATCTGCGGTGAAACCCCTTGAGGTAACTGTCCTTGCTGTATCTGTTCTTTTTGAGATTGTAGGCTTTGTAGTAAATCATCTGCAAATGGGAAGTCTCCATGTTCAAGTAGTTGTTCTACACTGATAGCTTGAGCTTGCCATAGTTGTATAAGGACATCATTAGCAAGTTGACGATATGCTGGTGTTGTTGTACTTTCGGTGATAGACAAGTCAAATTCAACATCTCTAATTTTCTTAGGATCGTATTCGATTTGTGTACCGCTCTTACCTGCGATGTTAAACACACGTTTCCCATCATAGAACTGTTGTATATTCTTTACGTCTTTGTAAGCTCCATCTATAACAAAGTAAGAGAAACACTCCAACATATCAAGCAATGACATTGTAGAATTCTGAACTTGCTGATTATACATAGATGCACTTTGTCCAGAGAAACCAGGCTTACCCTGTAAAGCCCCATTCACACCTGATATGTCCTCAAAGAACTTTAGCTGTAAATTGAGTAATTCGGTAATACCAATATTGGTAGAGTTATTTGCTACTTGATGTGGCATTTGTCCTGTCTTTGACGGCTTAAAGACTATAACTCCGTTAAACTCTGCCCAACTTTCAGCAATATCTTCCATGCTAACACCATCAGGTAAACAATCTTCTGGCATCAACAAGACACCCTTAGCACTCGCTCGCATGATCCAATCATATAGCGTAATGAGTCGGTTAGTATACCTCTGCTGGTCTATGACATCATTAACAAATGAATGTATCTCTCCATCTATGAAAGGATAAGCCTTGAATATATAAGGGTGACTTCCGTGTTCAAAAGGAGTTTCTCCTTCTTTAAGGATATGTCCAAATGGGGAAAGATAATAGAAGTACCAATAATCATCCATGAACCAAGTAGCTTGGATAAGTGGGACTTCTTCTGCTGGCATTCCTGAATCCTTAGCCATTTGCATACGCTGCTCATTTACTGAAACTACGTCCTTGTAATAATCTTCCTCATCTATTTTGTAAATATCGCCATTAAGATAGTCATGACAACGATAGCGCGGCTTCTGCTCCTTGCGCCAAACTTCTATAACACGACATCTTCCAGGCTCACTGGTGAAGAGGAAATCAAAATTATCAAGTCTACTATAGCCAAACTTCTCTGCATAGCTCGCTATATATTCCTTACTATCTGCCCATTTATATATGTCTTTCAGTTTACGATAATCTTCAGGAGCCTCTGCAAACTGTTCACAGAGTTGTCCAAAGCTAATATCGTGCACCTCTCCCAAGCAACCTACGTCCCAACCACGAAAATCACGCATATTGTTATCAATGAAGAAGTTGTTAGGTTGTACGTAATCTGTCCAACAATCTTCCTTGCCGTTACGCCATCCATAACTTTTGCGATGTACAATAAAGCCAGAGATTAAAAACTCTTCCATTGTTCGTGCATATACCTCGCTCATTCTGTTGAGTTGCATATTACATTGCAGAATGGTAGACATTGTTTCTCCAAGTTTCTGTTCATCTCTATCTCGTGCTACACATGTAGGCTCTTTCGATTGCGAACGATATACACCAAGTACATTACGAACAAGTCTTCGGATAAGATTGTTCTTTAGCGGAACGTTACCTTGCTGCTTGATATACTCTTCCTCTGTCATCGTTTTGCCATCGACGCAAATCTTATCGTCCCATTGGTCTCCGTAGGTGTATCTCTTGTTTCTCTGTCTATCTTTTCGGAACTGCTCCATTTCGTTCCAATAGTGTTGAGCCTCCATGAGCACATCAAAAGCCCTACGCCTCTCAAAATTGTTTGCACGAAAAGCAACCGTATCCATTTCCTCATTTTTTTTATTTGGAGTAATACGGCTCATCGGTATAAGCTTCTCCCTTTTATTTGTAACAGTATGCATATTGATATCCAATTTAATAGTGTAGGCAAAGATAAACAATGCCTACACTATCATAAGTTTAACTATTTACGTGTCTTATTCATTTTTTCAATCATCTCTTTTTTTAGTTCTGTAAGCTCTTTCTCAATTGAGAGATGTTCTGCTCCATCATTAGCTTCTTTCAACTCTTTATATAGGGCATCAATATCCTTACTATAGTCTTCAAAAATCTCATAACGAGCAAACTCTGGAGAGTTATATAGAAAATCTATCTTATCAGCATAATCAAAGAGACCTTTGTCAGTATCATTCTCATAATGCTTCATTCTTGCCTTTAAGACATCATGCTCTTCTTTAACACGCATATACTCATTGTTGATAGCACGTGCCTCTGTACGCTCATCTCCATTCTTTAAGATTCGATTGAGAAGTAAGAAATTGCGTGGGTCGTACTCTCTATCCCCAGCTATAGTCTCTGCACTCTTAGAAAGTTTATCTATAGTGCCAGAAACACCACCAAAATATCCATTGAGGAGATATTCTATCTGCGCAGGATTGATATCAACAGAACCCTTAGTGTAAGCGTCTCCGCCTGTAGACTCGTTAAGCGTCTTGGCTATTCCGACAAGATATTTGTTAGCGCTCTTGTATGCTTTTGTCCATTCTGGCATGTACTTATTATAAGGAGTGTCTTTATAGATAGGCATACCTGTCCAACTCTTATTGCTATAGACTTCTGCAAATGGCTTAACAGCACTTGGCACAAATGCCTTAACACCGCCTCCACCTTCTAAGAAGTCAATAGGAAGAACCTGAGTTGCCTGTCCAGCTATTGCCTTACCTAACTCTGACCCTGTAAAATGTTCCTTTCCACTCATAGCACTTACCATAAGTTCTCCCATACCATAGATTGCACGATACTCTACAGGTAATGGAATAGATACCCATTGGTCTCCTATCTTAAACAAGATATTGCTACGCCTTACATATTCAGGCAAGTTCCAATAACTATTTGCATCTGCGTCATCGTCTCCATCTCCCATTCCTATGCCTGCAATTACAGCGCCAAGTAAGAACATTATAGCCGAAGCGGTAAAAGCCTTAGCAGGATGTTTCTTAAACTGTCTACCAAAGTTTGTTGTACCTTGTATTGCAGCATTCCAGAAGACAAATCCGCTGCGCCCTATACCCGAAACAAAAGCACTTGCAGTACCGATTTTAGTCTGCCCAACAGCGTTCATAAACTTCGCACCACTACCTTTCTTATTGAAGTTTACAGATATTTCTTTTGCATCGTAGATAGAACGTTCTACTGTTCTACCCATCTCACGTGATGTAAGGTAAGCTGCAAAGCGTGCGCAGTTCTCAACAGCGCGATTATACTCATCAAGTTTTTCTCCAAGTAAATTAAAAGCCTTTGTAATACTTAGTTTACCATTAGCACGCTCCAACTCTCTACGAATATCATTCTTATGCTGCTCAATATCTCTCACATTTGCATAGCCTGTTTCGCCACCATTCATCATAAACTGATAGAACATATGTTCCAGTTTATTATTCATATCAAGCGTTCCTTTTCTATACTTTGCAAGAAGGACTTTTATTTGTGCAGGGTTGCAACGTGCAATGTTTCTATGGAAACGTAATGCGTAATTCGGACTCTCCTTTACCCATACTATTGAGTTAGAGAAAAGCATATCTCGAATAAAGTTTGAAACAACAAAGTCTGGATTTCTTGTAGTATAGAACGCACTTAGTTGTCTATTAACCATCTCTCCAGCTTTGAGAATTGCACCAATAGCACCAGATGTATCATTGTCTGGATTAGTCTGCCCATTGAGAGCTTGAGCAGCTCGTGGATTACCATTAAGAGTTAAGATATAGTCTCTTCCTCCACGTTTAACAAGTAGTTGATGCTGACGCAAGTCACGGCTATCGACAACTCTATAAGGAATATTTGTGGTTTCCTTTCCATGTTTATACTTGTCTGGAGCCTGCTCAGCAAGCTTTTTCATTTTATCTTCAAACTCTTTCAACTTTTGTTCAATATCCTCTGCGGAGTCGTTTTCCTCAAAGTTGTCAGGGAATACTGGATTCCATTCGTCTGCCACATCATCATATTTTAACCACATGTCGCTAATGCTAACGAGGTCACTTGGATGATTGAGCACAAAGTTAAAGAAGCGCTGTTTAACAAGTTTGTTTCTATTTCCCTGTGTTATAGCACTCTCAGCCATACTTTGCATATTCGCAAAAGGGTCATCAGCTTTAGAAGAACGTCCCTTGGCAACTTTGATTGGTGCATTAAATGCGCTACTCTGATGTAAAAGGTATGCGTATGCTTCCTCGCTTGTTGTCTCATCAAAGCCACCAAGTGGAATATAGTATTTATACATATCGCTTATTTTCTCATAAGTGTCCTTATCCATCATTCCACACTCGTAACTTTTAGATAAGATTGCAGCGTTTACGGCATTAACCTTGTCCCATAGATTGGTAGTATCATGAGTACTCTCGTACTCTGATACCATCGTTTCTGCATCTACTTCTGCCTCTGTTACATTATCTTTACCTGTTAATGCAGTAAGTCCTGCATAGTCGCGATATTCTGCAAGACCTGCACGTGCGCTCTTTTGAGCATCACTTAACTTTTCGTTATTAAGGATATCTTCTATCGCACGCTTACGCATGACAGCATTACGTTCCAAGCCATGCTTTGCCATCATATAATCCACAAGTTCAGCACGTTCTTGTGCATTCTTACATAGCTTAGAAACTTCTGCAAGCATTGGCTTAAACAAAAGGTGTGCAAAAGCATCCGCCTCTGCTTTATTCACTGATGACAGTCTGTTTTCGCCTAAGTAGGCGTTTTCATATCCGTCAATGTCTTCAATATTAACATTCTTTCCCTCAGCCTTAGTAATAGCATTCATTGCCTCTTTGAGACCAAGCATGCTATCTTGCAAGGCTTCTTGTGTCTGGAACATTGCTCTATTAACACGCTGTTCGTACTGCTCTCTCGCATTAACTCGCTCTTTCTCCTTTGAATTATCTTCTCTATATAGAATCCCTCGCTCAGCTACATTAGAAGAATTAGTGTCCTGCTGATCATAGTTTCCAACCTTTAACTCATTTTGCTTTGCTACGTCTTCTGCCTCACCTAATATGCTGCGATATATACCTGGCTCTTTCATATTTTCATAGCTACGCCATAGCAAATAACGAAGTTCGTTATCACTTAATTCTGTAGCTGACCAGCCCTCAAAACCGATACTATGTAACATCTTTAGGAATAAACTTTTAATCTTATTCCATATTGCATAATGAACCCTCTCGAAGTCTGTTCGTTCTGCCAGTCCTGCAAGATACTCTTCTGTTGCTGTACGGAAATCCCAGTTGTTATTTGCCGCTTGACTTGTTATAATACGTCTTATTTCTGGTTCAACATTCTGGTAAACGTTGTCAAGGAACGTCTCAAAGTGTTCGCCAAACAATTTCCTTAGCCCATAATGCGCTACAGCTTCATGTAGCAGAGTCTTCTCTACATCTTCTACACTTGCATGATTAGGGATAACGATGCTGATTTTTCCACTACTCTTAGAATAGAATCCTTTTGCTTTAGCTTTCTTTCCCTGCAAGCTGTTACTATTTGTAACGGTTTCAATATTATTAAGATGTAACTTGTCAGCAAGTTCACTTATACGACTTATCATGCGCTGGCGTTCCCTTTCTGCAAAAGCCTTCTGATCTTCCTCGGTGCGCTTATTCTCGCCGAGCATCTTTGCAACTGGGTCATTGATAAAGCTCAACTCGCTATTAGTATATGAACCATAGCCTTCTCGATATTTTTCTTCATCAAGATTGCGCTTGCCATATTCAACGTCTTCCTCCATGGCGCCTCTATCGAGTGCGCTATCATCAATATTGATAACATCCATGAGGTGTAAGGCGCTATTAGAAAATGCGGTCTTAATCTTAAAGATAGATTTATTAGTATCTCGTGTATCCTCTCCGAGTTCATAATTTCCATATAAGATAGCAGAGCGACCACCCATCTGATTGACATAAGAGATTATTTGCATAATATTCTTATGACTATCTACATCTGTTAACTTTGTCCATGGAAGGAATACATTTCCTGTGACATGACCAGCTTGGTCAAGGATAATAAGACTCATTTTCTTGTGTTCGCCAAGACGATGACTACTAACATATTCTGCAATACTTTCTGGGCTTACAGCTCTGAAAGCAAACTCAGGGTTCCAGTCTTTTGCAAATACCTGCTGACTAAACTGATATACATTAATAGGGATATTATTATGTTCATCAGGCAAAGGAATATTTCCATCTTCAAGCCTTCCGTCTTCTGAGAACATACCAAATTTGCCACTTGTGGTATTGATAATGATTGCTGGCATCACTTTCCCTCCAAAGATTTCCTTCATCTTCTTTTGCACATCCATATCTTGCTTACTTGCAGATATGTTTCCACTTGGATGGTTGTGAACAAACAGCACCTTATCTGGATTAATAGCATCAGCAGCCACAATAGCTTGCTCGATAGGAGCTAAGGTTGTAGCGTATGCGCCAATAGAGAGGTGAAGGACTGTTGGGGTTCCATCTTTTATCAACACCAGAAACGAGTTTTCGACAGATGATGTTTCAAGCTGTTTGAAGATATATGCAATATCCTCAATACTTTCAACATGCTCCTTTCCTGTAAAACTAAAACCGTTACTTTCTGTATATCTACGTTCCACGTGACAAGCCTCGCCCTCTTCTAAAGGACGTAGACGCAGACGTGTAAGGTCGTAGCCCACTTTTCTTACAGTCTCTTTGGCTTGGTAGTAAGCCTCGCTTTCTACGCTTGAAAGTTGTTCGCTCTCTTTTTTACTTACATAATCCTCAATTGCATCAAGTTGAGCACGCAGTAAAGTACGTTCTGTCGTATGATAACCGCCATTGGACCAATTCTTTGCAACATTGACATATGAGCCGTACGCAGTATCTAATGAGGTCTTTTCGTCCTCAAGCGAGTTCATGTACCTTTCCACAGCTTCCTGAAACTCTTTATTATGGCGACGATCATATTCTTCCATGTAGAAGTTCCATTCTTTGCTATCACCTTTAGCGATTTCCTTTAAGAGTTTATCGTCTGTAAGTTTAGAAATTGCTTGATTCACATTCTTATTTGGTGAATCACTAAAATCTACTTCGCTAAACAAATTACCTTCTATAAGACTTCTGATGGATGAAGAAACATTAAAGAGTGGCTCTTCTGCTGTAAGCTCACTAAAATTTCCATCTTCGTATTCAATGTCTGAAAGAGTGTCTGT